GGAAAAGAGGAACAGCAACTCCAATTTATTGGAAGGAGTTGCAAAGTCTTTATATGTTTCCAATCACTTATAAAGAGACGAGCCCAGGATGGGACGTTTTCCAATTTTCCCGTTCTGTCCTTTTAAAAGGATTTGAGCGCAGCGGTATGTCGACTGACAAATCAGAGGCCTACTGTTAGGAGTACCACTCCCTACGTAATCAGAGTGTATTACGATATAGTGTTACCACCGGGAAGAGAAAAACTTCGACGGGAAGTACTATTTCCAGAAGAGAGGTATAATAGAGATGGAGAATCCTACTCCGAGTCGCATGGAGGTTCATGTAGTACCGTGAACAAGGCGCTATAAATACCTAATATTTTATGATTACAAGTTTTGAATCAATAGAGAAAAAGAATGCAGTTTACTATCCAGTGGATTTGAAATTTGTCACTGACTTATCTTCAGATCTTTCGAATACGGCTGACGGATTAGGCCAGGCTTGGTATAAAATTTCACAAGTCGCAGTAGAGCATATAATCCTAACAGCATTGAAGATAAATTATGTCTTGAATCATAGAACCCTTCTGCTGATTTACAATAAGAAAGTACCTGATATGGATTTGATCAACATCATTCAGAGTTCGATTATGGTTCCAAGGTTTGTTCGAGATTTAATTCGAGAAATTCTAAGACCTATGCATCATAGTGGAATTACCTACATTCCAGATTTGGATCTTTCTACCCGACCTACTCCACACTTGTTAGATACTTTTTATCCTATCGCTGAGCATCTAACTCGTTGGAATAACGTTTGTCAGAAATTAGGGTTTGAGATGGTTCCGATTTTACCGGAAGCAGTGCAATCTGTTAGTCTCACCTTCTACTCATACGAAACTGATGAACTTTTGTCCTTTGATAACCTTATAAATCTAGATTGGAGAATAGAGGCATTTGGTTGGACAAAACACTTAGTCCATAATCCTACATCAGAAGTAGATGAACTTGGTAAAACTCAAACAGCCACGTCCAGGAAAAGAGTGCAAGAGAAGGATTATGAATGTGATGATTTTAGGAAAGTATATGAGCGACCCCTACAAAACCGACGCATCTTAGGTATGATTGTATACCGATACACATGCGCGCCATATACAATGAGATTAGGTCATTTGAGTCCTAATTATCGTTTTCCTACGGAGAAGAATCATTCAGAGACACCTCCGACGTCGAATCGAGTGCTGTTGTCAGAGCAGACGATGGTGCATAGTATTCAAAAGAATCGATCTAAACCGAAGAAAGTGAAGATAGTAACGACGGAGTGTAGCACAGATCGCTCCCACTAGGATCTGTTGCCAGCAATCGTGGTTCTGCGACCACACCCCTACGCCTATTTAAAAGTATAGCTCTGGGGCTCTCTAGCAGTTAAGGTATCCCACACCATAAGATGGGGCGGGCCGCGGGAAGCCTAGAACCGGGGGATTCATAGGAAATCATTAGAACTTGTTTCTTATGAAAGTAGCTATGATCGGCC